AACTATGCTGCAACTGGCGTTGCATATGACGTAGCTATTGGTGGACAGCCATTCTTTATCAACGCATCAGATGATACGCCTTACCGCAGAGTAACAGCGAAGTATCGTAAGCAACAGATTGACCAAACTAGAGAACCTGGTGAGCAGACACTTACTGGTTGGTGGTTGCGTTCACAAAGCTCATTCCACCTTGGTGCTGGTATTAAATTCTTTGAACCTATTAATGAAGAGTCACTTCGTTTCCAATACACAGAGTCCAAAGGACTAGATGTATGGACAAGAGGACAAGCAACATTACTTAATGACACTGCTTCATTCTATTCAGGCTCAGCACCTGCACAATTAATAGGTGTTAATGATGGCACAAACGATTGCATCTTTGTTACGGATGGTAGCGCTTTAAAGAAGATTACTACCGGTGGTAGTGCTACAACTATTACTCAAGCAGGAACACCATCTACTATCTACAGCCTAACAACTGATGGTACTAACTATTACTTTATTAATGGAACTAAAATTCATCGTGGTTCAGTTGGTGCAACACCTGCTGACTCAGAAATTTATAACACCCCTTCAGTTACTAGAGCGACTATACGTTATGTAAAGCAACGCCTTATTGTTGCTATTGGTAATGCTATCTACGAATTAAATGCTAACGCTACTGGTTCTGCTGCACTACCTACTGCTCTTTATACTCACCCTAACGCTAACTGGGTATGGTCTAGTATCTCTGAAGGACCTACTGCTATTTATGTATCAGGCTATGCACCTAACGGAACATCATCTTCAGTATTTAAAATTGGAATTAATACAGCAACTGCTAACTCATTAGGATTCCCAACTCTTGAGGTACCTACAGTTATTATTGACTTACCAGAAGGTGAGTCTATTTATGACTTTGATATCTATCTTGGAACGTATGCAATTCTTGCGACAAGTGAAGGTTTCAGAGCTGGCGTATCAGACCTATCAGGTAACATCCAATATGGTCCATTGCTATTTGATAGCGCCGCTTGTAAATCTATTGCCTTCAGAGATCGCTTTGCTTATATGGCAACCACAATTGATGGTGAGGCTGGCTTAGTAAGAGCAGATCTGTCCACAACTGTATTAACTAATAGTTTGTTTTTCCCTTGGGCTTGGGATCTAGTAGCTGCTGGCATCTCTGCAGGTGCTGATCAAGTAGCCTTTTTTGGTAACTCAGATAGATTAGCATTTACTACTGGTAATAATACTTGGGCTGAATCTACAACTAGCCTAGTACCAGAAGGATACTTGCGTACTGGTTACATCCGTTACAACACATTAGAAACTAAGATCTACAAACTTCTTCAGGCTCGTGTTGATACTACCAATGGTGGATTAGGTATTGATTCTATTGATAGCCAAGATACTTACTATCGTATTGGTACCTTCGGTCAAGGCTCTGACTCACCGGAAGTGAACATAAGTTATCCAACGACAGCAGAAGAGTACTTAGGATTTCAGTTTAGTCTAAGCAGATCAGATACTGATCCATCAAAGGGTCCTTTGTTTACTGGATACCAAATCAAATCACTACCTGCTATTCCTCGTCAACGGTTAATCCAGTATCCATTATTCTGCTATGACCACGAGAGCGATAAGTTTGGTGTTGAGTCTGGCTACGAAGGAGCAGCTTATGATCGTATGTCACAACTAGAAGCAATAGAAAATGTTGGCGATACCATCAGAGTAGAAGACTTTAGAACTGGTGAATCATTTATTGGTTTAATTGAAGAGATGGACTTTATTAACAAGACACCATCAGGCCCACGTTTCTCAGGATACGGCGGCAACTTAATAGTAACTATCAGGACCGTATAATGTCACCGACTGACTGGGCTGGCTTAGCCGTATCTATCGTAACCTTAGTAAGTGCATTAGCAATGGGAGTAAGACACCTTGTTAAGCATTTCTTATCAGAACTTAAACCCAATGGTGGCTCAAGTATCAGGGATAAGGTTGATGTTAATACCGCAAGATTAGAAAGACTAGAACAAAAAGTAGACAGCCTGTACCAGATACTAATACAGAAATGAGTAACAATGACAACTGTTGTCAAGAAAGCCACTCCTGCTGCAATAGCTGTATTGCGCCAAGCGACGGCCTTTTGGCCCAAGCGGAACAAGAAGTCGGATGGACTATTACCATCGGCAGCCCATTTAAAACAAAATTCTAACTCAGATCACAACACTGGATTAGCAGTTGATCTAACCCACGATCCTGATAATGGAGTTAACTGCACAGTTATCTACAGTGAGTTAAAGAAAGATCCAAGAGTTAAGTATCTAATATTTAAAGGTCGTATATGGTCAGCCAAGAATGGTGAAGATACATATACCGGAGTCAACAAACACAACAAACATCTTCACATATCCATTAAGCCAGAGTGTTCGGAAGACACTACTAACTGGTTTCCTTGGGTAGGTGAAGTACCTAAAGTAAAGGTATTAATTCCTAGACCTTTGCCTAAAAAGAAGGAGTACAAATGAAAGATCTAATAGCAAAATTAAAGAGCAAGGAATTTAAAGCAGCTTTTAAGTCTTATGCTCGTGCAGTTCTTGCTTCAGCAGTAACAATGGGATTGGCTTTGGCAGCAGATATGGCACCAGAGTATGCAATCCTAATCGGATCTGTAGCAGCGCCAGCCGCAAAGTGGGCTGACAAGACAGAGAAGGCTTACGGAAGAAAGTAATCTAGAATACTGCGAGGCTAAACGGCTCACCCCGAAAGGGGTGGGCCTTCTTTTTTATTTTCCCAATCTTTATTTGTATAAGTCTTTACACGGTGGCAGTTGGAACAGAGAGTCTGTAGGTTACTAGGCTGGTTGTTACTGTTATCACCGTCTATGTGATCCACATCTAGCTGACTGCTATGCTCAGGAACAAAGCCACATCTTTCGCATTTGTCCTTTTTGTATATTTTGTACGGGTATAACCGTCTATCATTCTTAGTCCTGTGTACTGTTATACAGCGCCACTTACCAGTAAGGGTGGCTGAACTACTATCTCTTAACTTAACTCTTACAGGGCCACAGATAGAACATACTGCGGTGCGAAGTGAATCATCTATATTAGATAGGTGGTGCATCTTTATCTACTGGACAGGGAACAAGCACAAGATTTCCACAGTTAACGCAGGTTGCATCTAGGAAATACCAGACCATCTCGTAGTTATCAAAGCTGGCCATTACATTAAAGACTATGCTTCCACAGGGACAAGCGTGGATAGGTCCTAAGGACCTTAGATCTGAACCAAATTTAGGAGGGAGTTCTTCTGTCTTTTTACGCAGGGTTGGTAGACGGAACCGCATACTGCTACCGTTGCGCTACCTCAGGGTAGCGCCTGTACTGCTTTACTCGCCTCACGGCTCGTATTATAACGACATTCTCTGCCTAGTAAGAAGGATCAAGGACTTCGTGGCGTGTCGTGATATACTTACGCCAAGACATAAGGAGGGTTAATGACCACGCTGGTCGGAATTGAAACTGAAGATGTAGTTGTAATGGCTGCAGATTCACAAATAACAGAAGATAACTTACGCACTATCTCAACAGCTACACCGAAGATAGTTGAAGTTGGTAAGTATCTATTAGGAATTACTGGTGATACTAGACCAGGAGATATCCTTGCTTACAACTGGAAGCCACCTTCATTTAAGGTTAGTGATAATCCAGTACAACATATGGGTAAGAAAGTTATCCCATCTATTATTAAAGCATTTACTGATAATGGTTATGACTGGGCTAACGTTGATAAGAAAGAAGCTGGCTTTGATTATCTATTAGCATTTAGTGGAAACCTATTTCACATCGCTTGTGATATGTCATTCATCCAAAATGATTCAGGTTTATACGCTATTGGTTCTGGAGGTCAGTTTGCTACTGGTTATCTATACGGTTGCCAACAGGCTGAGCCTATCTACTGGAACCCATTGATGGCAGAGGAGTATGCTCAACAAGCCATCCTTTGTGCGACACACTTTGATGTAAACACTGGCCTCCCAGTGCAACTAGTAAGACAGGATAAACTTTAATTATGGAGAAAACATTAAAGGTTTATGAGCAGGATTTGCGAGAGCAGATTGCACAAGAACTTGAAAAATCTGGCAGTGATGTTGCTTTTTTATGGATAGCTATTGGTGGTCGTACACCCGAGGCTATTGAATGGTACATAAATGATGTTAAATCTTTTGCAAATATAGTAAGGGGTAAAGAGTGAGCGATCCAAAAGAATTATTACTAGAGGTACTGCGAGCTAAGGATGCTAGTAGATCTCGTTCTAAACAAACACAGATTGGTCCATCTGAGTTAGGTGGTTGTCGGCGTAAGGTTTGGTATCGTCTTAACGATCAACCTGAAACCAATGACAATGAGATGAAACTTGCTGCCATTATGGGCACTGCAATCCACGCCGCTATTGAAGATGCAATCGGTGTAGCAGATCCTAAAGGTGAGAAGTACTGGGTTGAAACAGAAGTTGAATACAATGGAATGAAAGCCCATATAGATTTATTCGTACCAGAAACCGGAGATGTGATAGATTGGAAAACCGTTAAGGTTAAAAATCTATCCTACTTCCCATCGCAACAACAGCGCTGGCAAGTACAGGTGTATGGCTACTTGCTTGACAAGTCGGGGAAGGGGAAGCCTCGGAATGTTAATCTTGTAGCCATCGCCCGTGATGGTGATGAGCGAGATGTAAGAGTTCATACTGAACCATACGATCCAGCTATTGCTGAAGAAGCATTGAACTGGTTGGCTGCTATTAAAGAATCAACAGATGCACCAGAGCCAGAGCGTGATCAAAGTTTCTGTAAGAACTACTGTAAATACTATGATGAGTCTGGTGAGATGGGATGCGTTGGTCTAAAAAAAGATCGTATCGCAATTGACGAACAAGTCATTGCGGATGCAGATGTTGACAAGAACGCATTACTTTATTTACAGTTAGACAACAAGATCAAAGAGCTAGAGAAAGAAAAAGATTCTTTACGTACTAGCTTTGAAGGTTTACTTGGTACTACTACTAGTGGTATCCAGGTAAGTTGGACAACAGTATCCGGCAGGAGTACTGTTGATGCAACGGAAGTGGAAAAGTTACTTGGCTTCGTACCAAAGAAGGAAGCACCTGATTCACTTCGCTTAACAATCAAACAAACTGGAGGAAAATAAATGGCTGCACCTGAGTCAACTAAGTTCCAGATCAACTACAAGTTAGCTGATGGAACTCTTGTAAATGTATATGCAAAGGATCAAGCAGAACTTGAGTCATCACTGACTACGATCTCTGATCTATCAACACTAGTATCATCAACTGCTAAGGCACTTGGTGCTACATCACAAGCAAGCAATGGATCTAATGCTGTTGCTTATGCAAAGCAAGCACTGGGTGCAACAGTAGTTGCAACACCAGCAGGAGATGCTCCTGATTGCAAGCACGGCACTATGTCATTCCGATCTGGCGTTGGTCAGAAGGGTCCTTGGAAAGGCTGGATGTGTGCTGCACCTAAGGGTGCTGCAGATAAGTGCGAAACCGTCTGGGTTCGTTAGCTTTATGCGGGTTCCCTATAACTTTGAGAACCCACTATGTAGAGAAACTGCACCGGAATTATTTTTTCCTGATAAAGGTGAAGATAAAACTCACATAGCATTAATAAAAAGTATTTGCGGTAGATGTCCTCACTTGGCAGAGTGTGCTGAGTGGGGCATCACCAAAGAGATTCACGGCATATGGGGTGGACTCGCTCCAGTAGAGCGTAGAAAAATCCGTATGAAAAGAAGGATTGTATTACCGGAAGAGGAAGAGGAAGTTGCTTAATTTATCCAGAGCTTGGAGTAGTTCAACTACTAATGCTACGCCACTGCCTGATGTGTGGAAGTCTGTTGCTGCTAAGCATATAAAGTTCCGCAGAGGTCAGGTGTGTATGGTCGCTGCTGCACCGAACGCTGGTAAGTCTATGTTCGCATTAATCTATGCGATCAAAGCAAATGTTCCTACATTATTTTTCTCAGCCGATACTGATACAGCCACTGTGATGATGAGAGCAGCCTCTCACCTATCAGGTCACGGTCAAACTCTGGTGGAATCTAACCTAAATAATAACCGTCATTATTACGACAGGTTTCTTGGAGAGATGTCCAACATACAGTGGGTCTTTGATTCATCACCATCATTAGATGATATTGAGTTAGAGGTTAAGGCTTATGTTGAACTCTTCGGAGTTGCACCAGAGTTGATTGTGATTGATAACCTGATGAACGTAGCTGCGGAAAGCGATAACGAATGGGCAGGACTGCGAGCTATTATGGTTGAACTGCACGATATGGCAAGACAAACAGAGGCTTGTGTTATGGTACTGCACCACGTCAGTGAGCAAAGCGAATATGGTAAACCAAATATGCCATCTGCTCGTAGAGCAATTCACGGTAAGGTATCTCAACTACCATCTCTGATACTTACGCTAGGCTTTGATCCTGCCGATAAGGTATTAAGAGTTGCACCAGTTAAGAATCGGTTTGGTCCACACACAGCAGATGGATCAGACTTTGCCAGTCTGTTTGTTAACTATGCCGTATGTCAGATATCAGATGATGATCCTATGGGTCGTATGTATAGACGGGATGCGATACTAGATGTCGGCTAAGTATAATAAACAAAAGGGTGCTGCCTTTGAGATTGATGTAATGAAATGGTTTCGTAAGATGGGTGTATTAGCTGAACGCTTACGCTTATCAGGCAAAGAAGATGAAGGTGATCTAGTAGTTATGATAGGTGGAGAAACCTACATCTTTGAACTGAAGAATACTAAGACACTGGATCTAAAAACATTTTGGAATGAGGCACAAGTTGAAGCAGAGAATTACGCTAAGCATCGTGGTACTAGCAAGCCTTTATCTTTTGTTCTATTTAAGCGCAGGAACGCCCCGATAGAACAAGCCTGGGT